GGTAGTTCGCGCCCCAAATCTTTCCTAGCGCCAGCGCACACTAAAGAGTTGTAATAACCAGACCTGTGCAAAAATGCAGAGATGTTGCGATCTGTGCGTTTTGGCGCAATATAGGGGCAGGAGCAGTTCGAGGGGAACAATGGCTACTTTGCAGCAAGTCGCTGCCCACTTGGGGGTCTCGACGAAGACCGTCCAAGACCTGTTGGCTAACGGCACAATCGAAAAGCAGGGCAAGGGCGAATACGATCTGGACGTATGTCTGAAGGGTTACATCTCGCGGCTTCGGGAGATGGCAGCATCTCGCGTTGGCAATGGCGATCTCAACCTCACGGACGAGCGCGCCCGGCTTGCCAAGGAGCAGGCCGACGCGAAGGAGATGGAAAACGCGATCACGCGGGGCGAATTGGTGTATATTGAGGACGTGGCGAAGCGGGTCGAGGTCGCGCTGTCCAACGTGAAGGTCAAGTTGCTGGCCGTGCCAACCAAGGTTGCGCCCGAAGCGGCGGCGGCTGATGACGCGAAGGAAGTGCAGGCTCTGATTGAGCGACATATCATTGAGGCTTTGAATGAACTCGCAGGAATCAACGAGGCAGACGCAGGCTGACAAGCTGGAAGCCCGGCTCGTTGAGGCTGTGTCGGTGGCAATGAAGCCGCCGCCGAAGCTGACTGTGAGCGAATGGGCCGACACCTTCAGGGTGTTGTCGAGCGAAAGTTCGGCAGAGCCGGGCAAATGGTCAACCTCGCGGGCGGAATACCAGCGCGGCATGATGGACGCAGTGTCTGATACCGACATTGAGACTGTCGTTTTAATGACATGCGCTCAGATCGGAAAGACTGAGCTTATCAACAATGTGGTCGGCTATCACATCCACCAAGACCCGGCCCCGATGCTGGTGGTCCAGCCGACGCTGGAGATGGCGCAGACATGGTCGAAGGACCGTCTGGCCCCTTGCCTGCGCGATACGCCTGTTCTGAGCAACAAGGTCAAAGACCCCAGATCACGCGACAGTGGCAACACAACGCTGCATAAGACATTCGCTGGCGGCCATGTCACGGCCTGCGGGGCGAACAGCCCGGCCAGCTTGGCATCTCGCCCGTGCCGGATAATCCTGTGCGACGAGGTTGACCGCTATCCGATCAGCGCAGGCACCGAGGGCGACCCCGTTTCGCTGGCCAAGAAGCGATCCAGCACGTTCTGGAACCGCAAGATTATCTTGGTCAGTACGCCGACCGACAAGGGCGCAAGTCGGATCGAAGCAGCCTACTCGGAGAGCGATCAGCGCAAGTTTTTCGTGCCTTGCGGGGATTGCGGCGAAACACAGGCGCTAAAGTGGGGTCAGGTCCACTGGACGGACAAGAACCCGTATTCGGCGGTTTACACCTGTGAGCATTGCGGATCGGCGTGGGATGACGCGGCGAGATTTCGGGCGATCAGGAAGGGCAAATGGCAGGCCACCGCCGAGCCGAAGGGCAAGGTCGCTGGCTTCCACATCAATGGCCTGTATAGCCCGTGGACCCCGCTCTATGAGGCCGTCTCGGACTTCATGAACAGCAAACGCGATCCGATGCGTCTGAAGACTTGGATCAACACGTTCTTGGGCGAGACGTGGGAAGAGCAGGGCGAACAGGTTGACGAGATGGACCTGATGGAGCGGGCCGAGAACTGGGGCGATGAGTTGCCCGAGGATGTGCTGCTCATCACCGCTGGCGTTGACGTGCAGGATGACCGCTTGGAGATCGAGATCGTCGGCTGGGGCCGGGGCGAGGAAACATGGTCTATCGCCTATGAGACGATGTACGGCGACCCGTCGTCGGCTGAACTGTGGAACCGTCTCGACGTGACATTGGGGCGAAAGTTTGACCACCCGACATTGGGCGAGATGGTGATTCGATCTGTTTGCGTGGACTCTGGCGGTCACTACACCCAGCAGGTCTACAACTATGCGCGCCTGCGGGCTGGCCGCCGTGTCTTCGCCATCAAGGGTGTCGGCGGCGAGGGTAAGCCGATTGTGGGCAGGCCGACAAAGAACAACATCGGCAAGATCAACCTATTCCCGGTCGGCACCGACACGGCCAAGGAGATCGTCTACGCACGGCTGAAGATCAGGGAGGAGGGCGAGGGATATTGCCACTTCCCGGTTGGCCGCAGCGATGAGTATTTCCGTATGCTGACGGCTGAAAAGAAGGTCACGCGCTACTTCAAGGGCAGGCCGAGGACGGAGTGGGCAAAGATCAGGACGCGCAACGAAGCCCTCGACTGCCGGGTCTATGCGACGGCTGCGCTGGCTATTCTCAACCTAAACCTTGAGGCTGTTTACACTCAGGCCCAAAATCGGGTATCATCAGGGGATCAGCCGTCGGCCCCCCGCAAGCCGAAGGTTCCCATGCGGAGCGGTTTTGTCCACGGATACAGGTAATGGCCAATCTTTTTGACGCTGCCAACGCGCCAGAGGGCGAACCGCTTGAGATCGTCGTCGGCGATTTCATTCAGTGGAAGCGTTCTGATCTGGTTCAGGACTACCCGCTGGCATCCTACAGCGCGCAGTATGTCGCTCGGATCACGGGTGGTGGGAACACGGAAGTTCTGATTCCGGCCACTGAGACGGGCGGCACATATCTGTTCACGGCATCAAGCTCAACGACATCTGGATTTGAGCCTGGCTATTACCACTGGCAGCTTGAGGTTATCCAGACATCAAGCAGCAATCGGTTGGTGGTGGATCGCGGCGAGTTCACTGCGCTGGCCGATCTGGACGTAAACGGTGCAGATCCTCGCAGCCATGCTCAGATCATGATCGACAAGATCGAGTCGATCCTGCAAGGCAAGGCTGACAGCGATGTCGGCAGCTACTCCATCGCTGGCCGCTCTCTGACGAAGATGAGCTTTGCCGAGTTGATGACGGCACGGGACCAATACAAGGCCGAGTTCCAGCAGGAGGTCGTCAAGGACCGAGCGCGGCGCGGTAAGCCCACAGGAAGCACGATTAAAGTGAGGTTCGGCTGATGGGCCTTTTCGACATGTTCAAGCGCCAGAAGAAGGCGACCGGGAAGCGTGATTATCTGGCCGCCTCAAAGGGCCGCCTGTACATGGATTTCAAGGGCAGCAACAAGTCTGCCGACTCTGAGATCCGTTGGGTTCTGCGTGATCTACGCAACCGCGCCCGCGATCTGGAGCGCAACAACGAATACGCCCGCCGCTATCTGCAACTCGTTCAGACCAACGTGGTCGGCGAGAATGGCTTCCGCCTTCAGCTAAAGGGCCGGAACATCGATGGCTCTATCGACATGGCCGGGAACAACATCATTGAGGCGGCTTGGGCCGAGTTCTCCCGCCTCGGCGGATCGACCGTTGACGGCAAGATGTCGATGACCGACCTGTCGAATGCAGTGGTTCGCGGCGTGAAACGTGACGGAGAGGTGTTCCTGCACATCGTACGGAAACCATACCTGCGCCACGGAATCGGCGTTCAGATCATTGAGCCTGACCGGGTCGATGAGCAGATGAACGAGACGCTGCGCGACGGCAATCAGGTCCGCATGGGTGTCGAGTTGGACTCGGTGACGCGCCGGGTTTCTGCTTATCACGTCTTGGTGAACAACCCCGGCGATTACGACTACACCACCACGACGACGGGCCTGTACCGCCAGCGCATCCCGGCAGACCAGATGATTCACATCTATGTGCAGGAGCGCGCAGATCAGACCCGTGGCGTGCCTGAGCTTGTGACAGCCATGCCAGCGTTGAAGATGCTGCACGGCTACCGTGAGGCAGAACTGACTGCTGCCCGCGTCGGCGCGTCCAAGATGGGCTTCTTCACGTCTCCGGCTGGGGATGGCTTTACCGCTGACGGGTTCGAAGACACCTTCACCCCGATGTACGACGCTGAACCCGGCACCTTCCACCAGCTTCCGGCTGGCGTTGACTTCACCCCGTTTGACCCCAACCACCCGACATCGGCCTTTGCCGACTTTGAGAAGGCGATCCTGCGCGGCATCGCTGGCGGTCTGGGTGTCAGCTACACGGCTCTGGCCAATGATCTGGAAGGCACGTCCTACTCGTCGATCCGGCAGGGCGCGCTTGAGGAGCGGGACTTCTACAAGACCCAGCAGCATTTCTTCATCGAACACTTCATCGATCCGCTGTTCCGCGTCTGGATGGCCCACGTCATGGACTTCGCTCTGATCCCGATCAACGGGCCGGGAAAGTTCGACAAGTTCTCAATGGGCATCTCTTGGCGTGCGCGTGGTTTCCAGTGGGTTGACCCGCTGAAGGAGATCAATGCCGCCGTCGTGGGCCTGCAGAACGGCATCATCAGCCACACCGACATTGCTGCCACCTATGGCCGTGATGCCGAAGAGACCTTCGCGCAGATCGAGCGTGACAAGGAAATGGCCAAGCAGTTCGGCCTTGCGATGGCCTACGAGCCATTCGGGTCAAAGCTGCCTGTCGAAGCTCAGGTGGAGGAATAAGCATGTCCTATGAGCCGACCGGGGAGATGAAGGAAGAAGCCCAGCGCGGCCTTGATTGGCGGCGTGAGTTCGGGCGCGGTGGCACCGAGGTCGGCATTGCCCGCGCCCGTGACATCGTGAACGGCAAGGAGCTTTCCGACAGCACCGTCAAGCGCATGAAGAGCTTCTTCGCCCGCCATGAAGTGGACAAAGAGGCCCAAGGCTTCCGGCCCGGTGAAGACGGCTATCCGTCGAATGGTCGGATCGCCTGGGCGCTCTGGGGCGGAGATGCGGGCAAGTCATGGGCCGATGGCATCGTTGACGACATGGACGACGAGGATGACATGGACGATGAAGATGACCGCACCCGTGCTGCTGGTGAGCGTCCTTACGCGAATGAACATGCTGCACGCATCCGCGATCCGCGCCAGTACGACAGCTTCCGCCGTCGCAACAACGGCGGTGGGCGGGGCGTTGACTACATCTTCGGCATCAAGGACGACACCAGCGAGATTCAGGCTATCCGCTTCCGCACCCAGTTCTTCACTGTGGCAGAGGCGCGGGCATGGCTGGAGCGCAATAACTTTGAGCCGATTGAGTTTGAGCCTGCCACCGAGGATGCGCGCTCTATGCAACATGGGGGTGAGTTTGATATGATCGCCCGTGAAATGGAGGACGCAGCGATGCTGGAAGAAGAACACATCGAACCGACCGAGGCGCAAGAGGATGATCTTGAGCTTCAGGCCGAGCGTTATTCGCGTGAGGGGATCGAAACCCGTGCGATGGCATTTGAAGACAAGGTGATCGACAATGACGCCCGGCGCGTCAAGATCGCTGTCTCGTCCGAGGAACCCGTTGAGCGGTCCTTCGGCATTGAAATCCTCGACCACAAGCCCGGCAGCATCGATCTGTCGTTCTTGAATTCTGGCCGAGCGCCTCTTCTGCTGGATCACGATCCGACCAAGCAGATCGGCGTTGTAGAATCGGTTGCCTTGGATGGCTCGGCACGGCGTCTCCGTGCGACTGTTCGTTTTGGGAAAAACGGGCTTGCCAAAGAGGTTTTCGATGACGTGACTGATGGCATCCGAGCCAACATCTCGGTCGGCTATCAGATCAACAAACTGGACAAGGAAGGCAAGGAAACGTACCGAGCCACTTCTTGGATGCCTATGGAAGTTTCCATCGTTTCTATCCCCGCCGACAGGACAGTTGGCGTTGGCAGATCGGCGGCTGACGACCTGACCACCTCTATCCCTGCAACCCCTATCAAGGAGGCCAAAATGGCTGAATTTGATCTGGACGCGGTCAAGGCCGAAGCTGCCCGTGCCGCTGCCAAAGATGCTGCTGAGATGATCCGTCTCGGCGCATCGCACAACAAGCGTGATCTGGCTGACAAAGCCATTACTGCTGGCCGTTCTCTCGCGGAATTCCGTGGCGAACTGCTTGAAGCAATCGGCAACAAGCCTCTGGAAACGGCCAACATCGGCCTGACCCAGAAAGAGGTCCGCAAGTTCTCGCTCATGGCTGCGATCCGCGCTATGGCGAACCCGACCGACTTCCGCGCTCAGGAAGAAGCCCGCTTCGAATTCGAAGCCTCGGCTGCTGCACAGCGTGCTGCTGGCGTCGATGCCAAGGGTCTGATGATCCCCGGCGACGTTCTGCGGTCGTGGGCAAAGCGTGACCTGAACACCTCGGACGACTCCAGCGTGATCGCGCAGGACTTCCGTGGCGGTGACTTCATTGACGTTCTGCGGAACGCTTCGTCGGTGATGCAGGCTGGCGCGACCATGCTGACGGGCCTGAAGGGCAACGTCGCCATTCCGAAGAAGGCCACTGCCTCGGCTGCTGGCTGGATCTCGACGGAAGGTGGCGCTGCTTCGGAGTCGGAACCCACCTTCGGCCAGGTCACTATGACCCCGAAGACCTTGGGTGCCTTCACCGACATCACCCGCTTGATGATGATGCAGTCCTCGCCTGATATCGAAGCTCTGGTTCGTGACGACCTGTCGCGTGCTATCGCTCTCGCTATCGACCTCGGCGCTCTGCAAGGTTCGGGTTCCTCGGGCCAGCCCACTGGCATCAAGAACGTCTCTGGTGTCAATAAGCCGACCTCGTTTGCTGCGGCCACCCCGACTTTCGCTGAAGTCGTGGCTCTGGAAACCGCTGTGGCCGAGGACAACGCCCTGCTGGGCAACCTCGCCTACATCCTGCCTGCTGGCATGTATGGCGCGCTGAAGACCACCGCCAAGGCCTCTGGTCAGGGTCTCTTCGTGGTTGAGCAGCCCGGCAACACGATCAACGGCTACCGTGCGATTGTCTCGAACCAAGTCACCTCTGGCGACCTGTTCTTCGGCAACTTCGCGGACCTGCTGATCGGCATGTACGGCGGCTTGGACATCTTGGTTGACCCCTACACCGCTTCGTCTTCGGGTACGGTTCGCATCCGCGCTCTCCAGACGGTCGATGTGGCAGTCCGCCATGCTGTGTCCTTCGCCTACAACAACGACGGCGTCTAATGGCACTCAAATGGAATGGGGGCGGCTTCGGTCGCCCCCAACCTCAACAGGAGGCTAGAATGGCAAACTACCTGATCCTCAAGTCCTGCGTGGCAGGCGGCGCTGCCCGCAATGCTGGCGAGATCGTCGAGCTGTCCGAGCAGGAGGGCAAGTCGCTCTCGGCTATGGGCCGGGTTCAGGTTGCCCCCGAGCGTGCGGCTCCTGCCGTCGCTGATCGCAGCGTTGGCCTTGAAGTCAGCGATGCGCCTAAAGTTTCGAAGCGGGCCAAGAAGGAATAATCATGGCCCTGCCCTTCGCCACCGATCTGCTGACACTGTTCAACGCTGATGAGTTTGCTACGTCAGTGACGTACAAGCGTCGCGGAGCTTTGGGTGAAAGCACGTTCAATGGTATCTTCGACAATGAGACTGTTCCTGTTGACGCTGGCGGGTTCGTGTCGGTGCATCAGGAGCAGCCTCGTTTGACTTGCCGCACGGTTGATGTGCCGAATATCTCTGAAGACGATCAGGTGATCGTGTCTTCGGTGACCTACACGGTTCGCGCTTGGGTCCATGACGGGACTGGTGTGACGGTCTTGCAGTTGGAGCGCAAGTAATGGCTCATGTCCGCCAGCAGATCCGAAACGCCTTCGTGACTTCCCTGAAGTCCGGCGTCGGGCTTGTGTCCAAGCGAGTTTTCGCCACTCGCGTCTATCCGTTGACGCAGGCTAAGTTGCCAGCCATCACGGTCACAGCGGGTGCGGAGACATCCGGCCTGATGACGATGGGTGCGACGATGGGCGTCAAGTCATTGGATCGTACGGTGGAGATCACCGTTTCAATCTATGAGAATGCCACTGCATCGCTTGATAGCGCGGTTGACGCCATCGCTGTGCAGGTTGAAGAAGCCATTGGAGCGGACTTCACGCTAGGTGGCATTGCGAAGGAATCGGTGCTAACATCGACGAGCATCGACTTTTCTGGTGAGACTGAGCAGCCTGTTGGCATCGCAACGATGACTTTTGCTGTAAGGTATGTCACTAGTCTAACTGATGTCGAAACAGCCAAATAAAGGAGGCTCCTGCTATGGCTACGCACGCTGGCAGCGAAGGCACCGTCAAAGTCGGAGCCAACGCAATCGCTGAAATTCGGTCGTATTCGATTGAACAATCGGCTGACACCCTTGACGACACCACGATGGGCGATAGCGCACGGACCTATAAGGCCTCGTTGTCCACCTATACCGGGACGATTGACGTTCTGTGGGACGAGACCGACACCACGGGCCAAGGCGCTCTGACCATCGGTGCATCCATCACGCTGAACCTTTACCCTGAAGGTTCGACCACTGGTGACATTTATTACACTGGCTCTGCCATTGTGACAGGTCGCTCAATCTCGGCGTCGTATGATGGTCTGGTCGAGATGTCGATCAGCATCCAAGGCACTGGCGCTCTGACGCAAGCGACGGCTTCCTAATGAGCCTGGCGAAGCGCATTGCAGCCAAGCGGGCTGACCAGCAGCGTGGCTTCGTCGATGTCGAAGAATGGGGCGAGGGGGAAACTCCCCTTCGCCTCTTCTTCACGTCGGTCAGCGCACGGGACATCGAAAAGGTCCAGCGCAAGTACAAGGACTTTCTGACCAACACCTCTTTGGGTGCGATGGTCGAGATGGTCATTGAAAAGTGCGAGGACGAGAAAGGCGACAAGGCGTTCACCCTTGAGGATAAGCCGATCCTGATGAGTGAGCCTGTCGGCGTGATCGCCAAAGTGTTCGGCGCTGTCTTCAACGCGACGAGCATTGAGGATCACACAAAAAACTAAGAGGCGACCCATTCAGGCTCAACTTGGTGGCGCTGGCAGACAGGTTGGGCAAGACCATCTCGGAGATTGAGGAAATCTCGCTTGATGAGTATAATGAATGGGTGGCCTACTTTGCCGTCATGAAGGAGCGCGAGGAAAATGAGCGAAAGACTCGTATTTGAGTTGCAGGCCATCGACCGCGCAACTGCGCCGTTGAAGGCCGTTCAGGCTCAGGTTACCCGCACTGCATCCACCATAAACAGCGCCAACTCTAGCATGAGGGGCTTTGCCCAGGCGTCTGGTCTTGCCAACACGGCAACCCAGAAATGGGCGAAGGGTGCTCTCCAGCAGGCAGGTTATCAGGTCGGTGACTTCGCGGTTCAGGTGGCCAACGGCACCAATGGCTTGCAGGCATTCGGTCAGCAGGCACCGCAGCTTCTGCAAATCTTCGGCCCGGCTGGTGCCGTGATTGGTGCGGTTGTCGCCGTCGTTGCGGCTTTGGGCGTTGTCGCGCAGAAGTCTGGAAGTGAGATCGAAAACCTCGGCTCTGCTCTTGGCGTGCTTCAGGCTCCGCTGGGAGCGGTGGCAGATGCGGTCAAGCAGGCTGGTGCCGCGCTTGGTTCTGTTTTTGGCAACCTATCTGGCGAGATCGACACGGCGATCATCGCTGTCGGCCTCTTTGCTGGTGTTATGGCGATCAAAGCCGTCCCTGCAATGCTTGCGGCTACTGGGGTTTCTGGCCTATTTGCCTCTGCAATGGTCACGTTCAGGGCTGCTGTCGTGGCATCTGCGATCTCTGCTGGCTCCTTCTCCAGTGCGCTGATCTTTTTGCGCGCCACGATCATGACTGTCGGCGCGGCATTTGCTGCTGTCGGCGCAATCCTTATGAGGCTGCTGCCAGTGGTGCTTCTGGTAGGCTTGGCCAAGCTGATCGAACTCTTCCTGCGCCTGAAGGAAGGCGCAGGCGGCTTTGGTAATGCCATGAAGCTGCTTTGGGATTTGGCCAAAGCAGTTTTTTCTGGCATGTCTTGGTATGCTGAAGGTTTCCGGCTTGTGATAGTTGCTCTCACATTAAGCATGGTCGGAAAGTTTGTCTCCGCGTTTTCCATGATTATGGAAAAATGGGAAGGCCTTGTGAATGCCATGATATCTGGCTGGAACAAATTTGTGGATTCTGTCGGATTGGGTAGCCTTGTCGCTGATGAATACATTTCTGATTGGTCTAAATCTGCGGGTGAGTCAGTCGCTGGATGGTCGAAAGCATCTATTAATGCTGCAAATTCTGCTCAAGATGCTTTTAAAACTGCTAAGACGGGAATTTCTGGCGCTTGGAATGCACTGACAAGCGCAGTGGCCGCTGGCACGACAGAGGTAGACATCTTCGGCGATGCTGCCGCAGAGGCATCCGATAAGGCTGGCGGTGCCGCTAAAGCAGCCGCTGATGAGCTGAAAAGGCAGCAAGAAAACATGAAGGCCATCGCAGACACGATCCGCGACTCTTTCTCCGGCGCGTTCATGTCGATGGTCGATGGCACCAAGTCGGTCAAAAATGCTTTCCGCGACATGGCCCGCAATATCATCCTGAAACTTTATGAGGTGTTGGTCGTCCAGCAAATGGTAAATGCTGTTATGGGTTTTGTCGGAAAGGCTTTCCCGGCTCTCGCCCCTTATATCAACACAGCAGCTATGGGTGGCCCTGTGACGGGCGGCAAGCCTGTCTTGGTCGGTGAGCGCGGACCAGAACTGATGGTGCCATCGCGCAACGCTCAGGTGATCCCGAACAATCAACTGGGCGGCGGTGGTGTTACCATTGTGCAGAACATCAACGTCTCCACGGGCGTGCAGCAGACCGTCCGGGCCGAGATCAAATCGCTGATGCCGCAGATCGCGGACAGCGCCAAGGCGGCTGTCTTGGATGCCAAGCGGCGCGGCGGCGCATATGGGGGAGCCTTCGCATAATGGCAATCAGTTATCCTCTCGCGCTGCCGACACACACAGGCATCCGCAGCATCGAACTGCGGGCCGTCAATGCGGTGGCCTACAGCAGAAGCCCCTTCACCTTCGCTGGGCAGGCCTTCGCCTATGCTGGCCAGATGTGGCAGGCTGATGTGACATTGCCGCCGATGAAGCGTGCAGACGCGGAACAGTGGGTCGCGTGGTTGATTGCCCTGCGCGGTCAGTTCGGCACGTTCTTGCTGGCTGACCCCCTCGGCGGCACAGCACGCGGCACGCCGACCGGGACGCCGCTGGTCAACGGCGCAGACCAAACGGGTGGCACTCTGAACATCGACGGCGCGTCAAACAGCGTCACAGGATGGCTGAAGGCTGGCGACTATATCCAACTCGGCACGGGATCGTCGGCACGCCTGCACAAGGTTCTGCAAGACGCCAACAGCAACGGTTCTGGGCAGGTCTCTCTTGATCTCTGGCCGCACATCCGCGTCGCGCCTGCCGATAATGCAGCCGTGACGGTGAGCAATGCCAAGGGCTTGTTCAGGCTTTCCAGCAACGAGCAGTCTTGGTCGATCAATGAGGCCAGCATCTACGGCCTGACCTTCGGCGCGATGGAGGCCGTCTGATGGCTCGCAGCGTTCCAGCCGCTATCCTGAGCGCACTGGCCCAGCCAGAGGTGCAGCCGTTTTACGCGGTTGAGATGATGTTCGATACACGCAGCGGCACGGATGTTGACGGCAACGCGATAACCTACGGGCCGATCCGGCTGTGGACGGGTTACGGGGATCGCACCATCGACGGCCAAACCTATCTCGGCGCGGGCGATCTTCTGGCCATCAGCGGCTTGGAGGAGGTCAACGACCTGTCGGCCAAGTCTGCATCGATTACCGTCAGCGGCGTGCCTGTTGAGCTTGTCTCGCTAGCCCTGAAGGAACCTTACCAGCGGCGCGATTGCCGGATCTTGTTCGGCGTCAGCAATGTTGATGACTTCGTGGAAGTGTTCGCCGGCAAGATGAACCAGATGCCGATTGAGGACAGCGGGGACGCATCCACGATTACGCTGACGGTCGAAAGCAAGATGGTTGAGTTGGGCCGGGCGCGCATCCGGCGTTACACCCACGAAAGCCATCAGGCGCGCCATCCCGGCGACACGTTCTTCAGCTTCGTGGCCGACATTCAGGACAAGGGCATCCCGTGGGGCCGGAAAGAGGATTAAAGGCTTTGCACGCATTTTTGCGTGAGGTCGGTGGCCGCCCGTTTGAATGGGGCGTCTGGGATTGCCTGATCTTCACCAACGCGGCTTTTCGCAGTATGCACGGAAAAGGATGGGCCGACGATTGGGTTGGCCGCTACATCGACGCAGGACGCCTTCTGACGCGCATGGAACTTCGCCGCGAGTATGGACACCAAACAGTCGAGGACGCGCTGTGTGAGCGCCTTTTGCGGGCCTACGACATACCGCCTCGCGGTGCTTTGGTTGTCGGCGGGCCTGAAGTGATACAACCGGGTTACTTGGGCGTAGGATTCGGGATAGCCGTCGGGACAAGCGCTGCGTTCCTTTCTGCCAGCGGCGTGGTATACTCCCCCATCGAAAGCATCGACAGCGCATGGGTGAGGCACGATGACGCCGCTTAAAAAGCTACTGACAGGCACGACGGCCCTTTCTCATCCGGCGAACATCGTCCGCGATCCTGTGACGGTCGGCGCGTGGATCTTGGGTGCGAATGTCGGGACATCCGTCATCGCCTTTGGGATTACCGCTCAAGCCATCGTCGGGTATCTCGCGACCACGGTCGTCACATCTTGGGCGATGTCTGCCCTGACGCCGAAGCCCAAGTTGGGATCGGCAATGCAAGGCACGCTGGTGAACGCCCGCGATCCGGCATCACCGCAAGAATACGTCTACGGCGCTGTTCGCAAAGGCGGCATCGTGACCTACATTGAGGCCACCGGGGCGACCAACCAGTTCCTGCACATGATTATCTGTCTCGCCGGGCATGAGGTGTCCTCCATCGGTGATATCTACATCAACGACGAGGTTGTCACGCTGGACGGCAATGGCTTCGTGACCAGCCAGAACTGGGCCAGCAAGGTTCGCATCAAGAAATACGACGGATCGCAGACGACAGCGCCCGCTGAACTTCTGGCCGAAAGCGCGCAGATCACGTCGGCCTTCGTCGGGCGCGGGATCGCTTATCTGTATGTCCGGCTTGAGTTCAATCAGGACGTGTTCCCGAATGGCGTGCCGATCTTCACGGCAGTTGTCAGCGGCAAGGAGGTCTATGACCCACGCACGACATCGACGGCTTTCTCATCTAACGCCGCGCTTTGCGTGCGCGATTATCTCACAGTCGACTACGGGTTCGACGACACGGGCATCGACGACACGGCGTTCACCGCATCAGCCAACGTCTGCGACGAGAACGTCAGCTTGGCAGTCGGCGGCACGGAAAAACGGTACACCATGCACGGGGTGATCCGCGCTGACCAGACGCCGGGCGATGTCTTGCAGCAGATGATGACAAGCTGCGCTGGCACGCTGTTCTGGGGCCAAGGCGCATGGCAGTTGAAGGTCGGCTACTACACGCCGCCCGTGAAGACATTCACCCTTGATGATCTGCGGAGTTCTATCTCGCTGCAAACGCGCCAATCGATGGCCGACGTATTCAACGTTGTGCGCGGAACCTTTAATGACGCGGTTCAGGATTACATCACGGTGGACTATCCGCAGGTGGACAGCGCGGTCTATTTGGCCGAGGACAACAACGTCGAGACGCCAATCGACCTGACGCTGCCGTTCACGACTTCGTCAGCCACCGCCCAGAGGATCGCCAAGCTGACGCTCAACCGTGGCCGGGAGCAGATGACACTGACGGCTGAGTTCGGCATGGCCGCTTTCGGCGTGCAGGTCGGCGACATCGTGGCATTCACTAACACCCGCTATGGCTGGACGGCCAAAGAGTTTGAGGTGGTCGGCTGGAACTTCTTCGCCAATCAGGACGCGGGCGATCTGCGCGTGAGGTTGACCCTGCGCGAGACATCGGAAGACGCCTTTGACTGGGATGCCGACGAACTGGCGATCATCTCCAACAACTCTGGCCTGCCGTCGGCTTGGTATGTTGCACCGATCGGCATCGGGCTGACACAAGAGACGCGGATCATCTACGAAAAGATGACCAACGTGATCGTGGCGAACATCACTGCGGCTTCAGCGGCGACGGGCTTTGTCGAGCGTGTTGAGGTGCAGTTTAAATCGAGTTCCGCCACCGATTGGAACGCGGTCGGCTCTGGTTCTCCGGGTATCTATGACATTCTGGATGTCGGCGACGGCCTCTACGACGTGCGCGCTCGAGCTTACAACCATCTCGGCGTGCGTGGGTCTTGGGAGGTTTACGAGAACTTCCAAGTATCCGGCACGGCCAACCCGCCGCAAGATGTCGCTGCCTTCCACGGCCAACTATACGGCGGCACCATCGCTCTGGAATGGACGCCTGTTGGCGATCTTGATCTGTCTTACTACAAGATCCGCTACGCGCTTGAAGAAGCCGGAGCGACATTTGCCAATGCAACGACGGCTGTCGACAAGGTTCCTCGACCCGGCTCCAACGTGGTCATCCCGGCTCGGCCTGGCACTTACATGATTCGGGCTGTGGACAAGAGCGGTAATTCGTCGATCAACTACACGCCTGTCGTCATTTCTGAAGCTGCTTTTGAGACGTTTACCAACACGCAAACGTTGACTAACAGCCCGACGTTCTCAGGCACAAAGACGAACTGCTCTGTGACATCTGGCGAATTGCGGATCACTAGCGGCACGTCGGCGACATATGAGATGTCGGCAGCTATCGACACAACCACGGCCCGCAAGGTTCGCGCTCGTCTGGATGTCAACACGGAGCGATATGACCCAAATCTTGGCCTGTTTGACGCGCTGCTCGGCGATTTCGACGCGCTTTCTGGCCTGTTTGATGATTTCACTGGCGGCACCAATGTCGCCGACACCGATGTCCTGCTTTACATTGCGGTATCGCAGGACGCCTCGACCTATGCCGACTGGCAGTTGTTCAAGGGTGGCGATTTCTTTGGCCGCGCTTTCAAGTTCAAGATTGACTTGAAGTCTGATACAAGTGGGGTGACGCCCAGCATCTCGGGCCTGACCGCCCGCGTCTGGTACAACTGAGGGGAACGACATGGCGACCCATGATTATGTGATCGACAACCAGAGCGCGCCTGCGTTTAGGAGCGATCTTAACAACGCTTTGCTGGCAATCGTATCGCAGAACAGCGCATCGACCGCGCCGACGACGACCTACGCCAACATGATCTGGTATGATACGGCCAACAACCAGTTGAAGAAGCGGAACGAGGCCAACTCTGCTTGGATCACGCTGGGGACGATTGACGAAGGGACGGGGACGTTTACGCCGTCAGGGCAACCTGCAACACAAACACAGGCAGACTGGAATACTGGTACTGCAACGGTTGAAAGCACTATCACGCCAGCCAAACTTGACGACAAGATCGAAAACAAGTTGAACGTGTCAGGCAGCGCGCCGATCTTTGCCTGCCGTGCGTGGGTGAACTTCAACGGCACTGGCACCGTGGCTATCCGTGGGTCTGGGAACGTGTCGAGCATCACGGACAACGGCGTGGGTAACTACACGGTCAACTTCACCACCGCCATGCCGGATGTGAACTATGCTGTCGTTGTAAGCGGTGATGACACCACGATGGCGGGGCAAGCAGGTGCGCAGCCAATCCAAAACACAAGAGCGACTTCAAGCGTCCGAGTAAAAACCAGTAATACCGTCAATGCAGCGTTCGTAGATTTTAACGAAATATTTGTCGCCATTTTCCGCTGAAAGGACACACGATGAAAGTCATCATCTTCCCGCAAGACGACAACAAGGTGTCCGTGGTTGTCCCGGCCCCGGAGTTTGCCGACCAGATCGAAGCCGTTGCCCATAAGGATGTCCCAGAGGGCAAGCCTTTCCGCATCATCAACGACAGCGAGTTGCCCTCGCGTGACAGCCGTGACCGCTGGCTGTGGACTGAGAGTGGAAGCCTTGTAGTCGAGACAATTGAATCAGATGCAGCCGAATAATCCGGCTGTTCCTAAGCGCGTCAAAAGCCTGTATAGTGCGGGCATAACCACGTCATAACGGAGGCCGACATGGCTACTCTCAACGACCGAGTGTTCGACAACGGCCTGACCGTTCTGGACACCGAGGCCAACAAGATCCTCATCACCTCGCAAGAGGCAACGACCTACACCGAAGCCAACGCGACCTATGCCCTGGGCAACAGCACCTCGCTGTCGATTGGCGCGCCGCAAAACCGCTCTGGCGGTGGCCGTGAGGTTGTGGTGGCCGCGATCACCGACGGCTCGGTGACTGGCACCGGGACTGCGACGCATTATGCCATCGTGGACACCGCGAACAGCCGCCTGCTGGCGACGGGTTCGCTGACCGCTTCGCAGGCCGTCACCTCGGGCAACACCTTCACGCTGTCGTCTGTCGCCATTGGCATCCCTGATCCGGCATAAGAGGCCACCATGAAGATCGACTTCGAGTTTGACACCGCCCACGGCAAGTTCCGCGATGCGCTGCACCTGCCCGACAACCACGGTCTCAGTGACGCTGAGATCGAGGCCATGAAGGAGCAGCGCCGGGACAACTGGATTGCCGTGGTGGAGGCTCCTTCGGTAGAGCCGGACACCGTGGAGATCGACGGCGTAACCTATGAGAAGGTCGAGATCGAAGGCCAGACGGTCCTTAAGCCTGTAGAGGTCTGATATGGCTGATGCGGGCCGATTTCCAAAAGGCAATGTGCCTTGGAACCAAACAGAAGGCGTCCACATCCAGTGTAAAAACTGCGGTGTGGACATACGCATCGAACCTAATCAAGCTGGGCGTAGAAAGTTCTGTAGTAAGGCTTGCTCCTACGCAGGGCGTGAGTTGAAGGGCCTTTTTGAAGCGGGGCATGCCGATTTTGTTCCGCCAGAAAAACGGGGCCACTCAGAAGAAACCCGCGCCAAGATGAAAGAGGTCAACCGCAAGATCGCGCGCTATGGTGCCGAACACCCGCTTTGGAAGGGTGGTGCGAGGGAAGCCAGAAAACGAGAGATGCGCGGCTATCTTTATCGTGACTGGCGTCAGGCGGTCTTTGAGCGGGACAACTGGACGTGCCAGATGTGTGGCATTCGCGGCGGCTATCTTGAGGCAGATCATATCAAACCTTGGTGTGGTTTCCCTGATCTCCGCTATGATGTGGAAAACGGTCGAACTCTTTGCAGGCCGTGTCATCACAGTTTAGACACTCACGGCGCTGGTGCGCTTAAATACAAAGAGGTTGTCTAAATGGATCGTTATTGGGTTGGTGGAAGTGGAAGCTGGAACAGCACCACGAAGTGGTCCACAACGTCAGGAGGTGCCTCTGGCGCTTCTGTTCCTACGGCCTCCGACAATGCGATCTTCGATGCGGCTTCTGCCACCGCCCACTACGTCGTCACGGTTACAGACAACGCCACCTGCGCTAACCTGACCTTCACGCCTGAGCCTGCTGATGGCGTCACGGAGTTTTCTGTCGGCACTGGCTTCGTCATCGCTGGCACGTTCTCGACCTCTGGCACTCAGGGCAACCGCCGTGCTTGGTTTCGCTCCTCGACCTATGGCTTACTGCGTGACATGCAGATTGCCGCCATTGGCACTGTGACCGACGTAGACTTCCGGGACATCCGTGTCACTGGCGCTGGCGGGACGCTCACAGGCACCCGCATTGGTGACCTTCGTGGCAACAGCAATATCACGTTCTCCACGCCCAAAAGCTGCTTCCGCATTGGCACTGGCAACTGGTCTGACGATCAATGGGCAGCTACATCCGGTGGCGCTGTCAGCACTGACAACTTTCCACTAGCCCAAGACACTGCGGTAATCAACCAAAGCACCACTGCTGGCACTCACACCATGAACGCCGCCATTCCCTACACTGGAACGGTAGATATGTCCGCCCGTACAACGGCGCTTACTTTGACCCTTGGTGCTGCTCAAGCGATCTATGGTAACTGGACGTTTGGTTCTGGGATCACGATCAGTGGAAACTTTACGCTTACCTTTTCTGGCCGCAACACCCAAGTCATCACTAGCG